GTAGCAATGAAGAAAGCAATTATTTTTGGAGTCACCGGTCAGGACGGAAGCCATCTGTCGGACTTGTTACTGAGTAAGGGTTACGAAGTAATAGGGGTTGTTCGGAGGAGCAGTGTTGACAATACCGAGAGAATTGGATACATTTTGAATCACCCACGGTTCAGCGTGGTTCATGCAGATATAACAGATGCGTTGAGTGTTCATAAGATATTTAAAGATAACGTTGATGTAGATGAAGTCTATAATCTTGCGGCACAATCGCATGTAGGAATTTCCTTTAAGCAGCCAGCAGCCACTTGGGATATAACTGGTAAAGGATGCTTAAATATTTTACAGTCTATAGTAGACCTAGATGTTGATTGCAGATTCTACCAAGCTTCAAGTAGTGAGATGTTTGGTTCTTCGTATGATATAAACAGAGAACAGATTAAATTCCAAAATGAAGACACAAAGTTTCTGCCTCAGTCACCCTACGCAATAGCTAAATGCGCAGCCCACTACATGACTAGGCTGTGCCGAGAAGGGTACGGAATCCATGCTAGTGCTGGGATACTGTTTAACCATGAGGGTCCTAGAAGAGGAAAAGACTTTGTTACGAGGAAAATAACTAAATGGATCGGAGATTTTGCCAGATGGAAAAAAGAAAACCATTTCCAACATGGCGAACTACACGACATGGAGTCAGTCAAGTTTCCAGACGATAGAATTAGTGTCTCTCCGCCAGCTGACGCAAAAAAAATACCCAGTTTTCCGAAGCTTCGCTTAGGTAATCTTGAAGCATTTAGGGACTGGGGCTATGCGGTAGATTACGTTGAAGCGATGTGGATGATGCTTCAGCAGGAAAAACCCGACGACTATGTTATTTGCACGGGAGAAACCCACACTATCCGAGAATTTTTAGATGCCGCCTTTTCACATGTAGGGATAACCGATTGGTCTAATCTTGTCGTTGTTGACCCTGAATTTTACAGGCCAGCAGAAGTAGACTACTTAAGGGGGAATAACGAAAAAGCAAAAGCATTGCTAGGTTGGGAACCGAAGCACTCTTTCAGTGACCTAGTCGCAATAATGGTGGAACATGATTTAAAATGAGGGTTTACAAAGTTTTTATGGATCTAAGTCTTATAATTATTAGGCTAAAAAAATACACCTTAGCGGAGTATAATACGCCTTACCCCATAGTTTTTGTAGAAGCTAACGATCCAGATGACGCTTGCTATAAAGCCAAATACAGCTTGATTAGAAAGATAATTAAACAAGACAGCTCTCCAGAAGCCGAACTACTTTGTTCAGAGATTATGCATGATATGAGAGTAATTAAGGCGTATGTACCATGAGAAGAAACTACGACGATCCAGTTTATAAGGACTGGAGAATAAGAGTATACAAGAGAGATAAGTTTAGATGCCAGATGCCTAGATGTAAATCTAAGTCGAGGCTTAACGCTCATCATATTATGAAGTGGTCTACGTCAGCAGCCCTGAGGTATGAAGTTGATAACGGAATAACGTTGTGCAGAAATTGCCATGATCAAATAAACGGATTTGAATCGCACTACGAGGCTCTTTTTAACCAGATAGTGAGAAAGAACAATGGCAAAATATAAAAAAGCACCTAGCTTTACCGTTATTAAAGACACGAGGGAGCAGGAGGGATATTACTTTGGTCAGTACGGAGACTGCGCCGGAATGATAGATCAAAAACTAGATACTGGCGACTATGCTATACTTGGTATGGAAGACAAGGTATGTATAGAAAGGAAAGGGTGTGTAGAGGAACTAGCCATAAACCTTGGTCAGAAGAAGCACACTTTCTTAAGAGAAATAGAAAGAATGGTAGACTTTCCTCACAAGTTTATAATTCTTGAGTTTAGTTTAAGCGACCTGATTGATTTCCCAGAGAATAGTAGAATACCAGAGAAGAGCAAGTCTTCTGTAAAGATAACGGGCAAGTATCTTCTCAAGTGCCTAATGGAATTTCAAATTTACAATAATATTCATGTCATTTTTTGTGGTAATAAATACAACGCGTTTTTAACGGTTAGCAGTATTTTGAAGCGTATCAACGAGATGTATACCATTGGAAGGAAGAAGTAAATGTCAGACTCTTCAGACTCTATTGGTGAAGTTCACGCATACGGAGTGGACATAAAAAACAGGGAGATATTCCTACATGGTCACCACGGCCAGTTCGAGGATGATCCCGGTGTAGAATATCGAATGGCGACTACATTCATTAAAAACATACGGGCACTAGACGGTCTAAGCAACGATCCAATAATTGTTCACATGCATAGTGTTGGCGGAAACTGGTCAGATGGTATGGGGATATATGACGCAATTTCCTTATGTAAGTCCCATGTAGCAATATTGGTTTACGGACAAGCCGAATCGATGAGTAGTATTATATTACAGTCTGCCGATCTTAGAATCATGATGCCCAATGCTTACTTCATGTCTCACTACGGGTCGTTTGGATTTTCTCAAGATTACCTCAGTGCTCAAAATGAAGCAAAATTTGAGCAGACAATCGCTAATGTTATGTTTGATATATATTCCAACCAGTGTGTTAGCGGAAAGTATTTCACGGAGCACTACAAGAATCCTACAATAGCAAAAGTAAAGAGCTATTTCAAGAAAAAACTTAAGTCAGGAGACTGGTACTTGAGCGCAAACGAGTCTGTATATTATGGGTTTGCTGACGGGGTAATGCTAGGAAGAAAGTATGGGTCTATTAACTCTTTAAAATGAACGACAAACTTAAAAAAATAGATGACGCTTGGCTTTCCTTGGATATTCCTGACGAAGAAGTATTCAACCCGATGGGTATACTGGACCCAAGAAGTAACGACTACCATTTAAAGCTTTCTTGGTTAATGGTTCGACCCGAATACTTTTCCTTTTTATGTAAGTATATATTTAATATACAAATACTCCCCTCCCAAGCCCTAATGCTTCATGAGTTATGGAACAGAAAATTCCCCATGCTTATAGCCAGTCGTGGTTTTGGAAAGTCTTTTATATTGTCTCTCTACGCAATGATGCGAGCCCTACTCCTTCCGGACAGAAAGGTTGTCGTTGTCGGAGCCGCCTTTAGGCAGTCTAAGGTTCTTTTTGAATACATGGAGACTATCTGGTACAACTCCCCCATATTGAGGGATATCTGCGATAGCAATAGCGGCCCCCGAAGAGATGTGGACCGCTGTGTAATGAGGATTAACGACAGTCGCGTGACGTGCCTACCTCTAGGTGACGGACAAAAAATTCGTGGTCAGAGAGCTAATGATATCATCAGTGACGAATTTGCTTCAATCCCAAGGGATATTTTCGAGACGGTTGTCGCAGGTTTTGCAGCTGTAAGTGCTGACCCGATTGACAACGTTAAAAGAGTTGCCGCCAAAAAGAAGGCTGGAGAATTGGGGGTAGACATAAAAGAAGAGCAGGAGTCTATTGCGACCAACAAGGACAACCAAATCATACTGTCCGGAACTGCCTATTACGACTTCAACCACTTTGCCACCTATTGGAAAAAATGGAAGTCCATTATCAAAAGCAAGGGCGAAAGAGCGAGGTTGCGAGAGGTGTTTGGAGGAGAAGACCCCCCTAAGGACTTTGACTGGAAAGAGTATTCAGTTATCCGCATTCCATACGAGCTTCTTCCTGAAGGCTTCATGGACGCCGCTCAGGTCGCCAGATCAAAGGCCACGGTCCATGCAGGGGTTTACCAGATGGAATTTGGGGCCTGCTTCACACGCGACTCTCAGGGCTTCTTCAAGAGGTCTTTAATTGAGGCTTGTGTTTGTTCTGAAGAGGAACCTATCAAAGATTCTCAAGGTAAAGATATATTTTTCAACGCTTCAATCAGGGGTGATCATAAAAAGCAACACATCTTTGGTGTCGATCCAGCTTCTGAAGTTGATAACTTTAGCATTATTGTTTTGGAAGTAAACGGTGATCACAGAAAGATTGTTCACTGTTGGACAACGACTAGGTCAGAGCACAGGGAAAAGATTAAAAAGGGATATTCTGGTGAAGATGATTTTTACGCTTATTGCGCTAGAAAGATCAGGGATTTAATGAGGATATACCCGTGCATACATGTTGCTATGGATGCTCAGGGTGGAGGTATAGCAGTGATGGAGTCTCTTCACGATAGAGACAAAATAAAAGAGGGAGAACAGGCGCTGTGGCCAGTAATAGAAGAAGACAAAGAAAAGGATACCGACGACGAGAAGGGTCTGCACATATTAGAGATGTGTCAATTTGCCAAATACGATTGGCTTGCTGAAGCTAATCACGGAATGAGAAAAGACTTTGAGGACAAGGTCCTGCTTTTCCCTAAGTTTGACTCTATAAGCTTGGGTATTTCTAACGCAGAGGACGGTCTAAAAGGTAGGGTTTTTGACACTCTAGAAGAATGTGTTATGGATATAGAAGAACTTAAAGACGAGCTTTCTATGATACAAATAACACAAACAGCTACAGGTAGAGACAAGTGGGATATGCCAGAGGTTATCGTCGCCGCCGGTAGAAAGAGCAAGATGAGAAAGGATAGGTACTCGGCACTCGTCATGGCGAATATGGCGGCTAGGTGCTTAGCCAGAATGCCAACCCCTCAGGAGTACCATTTCTATGGGGGCTTTGCTACCATCTCTGAATCCGAAAATAAGAAGCAAAGAGGAGAAGATTTTTCCGGTCCCAACTGGTTTACTGAAAACATGAACGATATATACTAATGTGTGTATAATAAGGCAACAGTCCAATTACATTCCAATTGCTTGATTGAAAGAAAAAAAAATGAGCCAAGACAATAATTTCACTACTTGGGGCGACGGAGATATTGATAGCAGAAACAAAGCCATGGGAGAATTCTCAGAGGCTGTTGACGCATACGGAGGAGTCAGCAAGTCCCAAGGCTCGCATTACAGAAACTTCACAAACATTGAGCCAAACAGGACCGTAAGGCCGGGGTTTACCAGTAACGATTACTACGCCTTCAGACCTGACGAGCAGATTCCCCACCGTCAAAGACAGATCATTAAGATGTGTATGGACGCCTATGACAAGGTGGGTATCATACGGAATGTTATTGACTTGATGGGAGACTTTGGTAGCCAAGGCATTAGTTTGGTTCACGAGAACAAAAGCGCTGAATCCTTCTTTAATCAATGGTTTAAAAAGGTTGATGGAAAAGAGCGGTCTGAAAGATTCCTTAACAATCTGTATAGGTGTGGAAATGTAATTACATATCGAAGTAATGCGACTATGACTCCGGAGCTTGTAAAATACATGAAATCCGTTGGTGGCGACATCAAGGTTGAAGTACCAAACATAAAAGCGAATGAGATACCTTGGAGGTATAACTTCTTTAATCCTACTAGCGTAAAGATAAAAGATGGAGACTTAAGTCTATTTTTAGGCAAAAGACAGCTTAGCATAACGACCAACTCCTTGCTA